TTGCTGCTGTCGGCAGCGACGAGATCGTATTCCTGATTCCTGTCACCCCGCGTCACATCGAACTGCCCGCGTACATTAGATTGACCCGCATTGAAGGTGTCGGCATTCAAGCCGGCCCCGATGTTGAACCGAGACGCCACGTCTCTATTGAGTGCCTGCTCTTGCGTGTAATTCCTGAAAGCGGCAAGCTCAGTAGCCTGCGCCAGGTCTTTCCCCTGCTGCTCGAGGAGCGCGAGTGACGCCGCGTCAGACGCTGACCGGGCCCGAGTGCCCTCGCGGGTAGCTTGAGACGTCAGTTCGGCACCTCGCGTTGCGGCGCCGGATTGCATGCGGGCGGCGCCAAGATTCCCGAGAGCTGACAATCCAGCGCCGGCGGCACCGACAGTAAACGGTAGAACGGTAGGGGCGAGTAGCGGCATACTAATTCCTCTTTAATTGTAAAGATACCATTGGCAGTGCGTACATAGGAGGAAGCGGCTCTGCCTTTCGAGATTCGAGTAGTCGAGCCACGTCCCCACTTAACGCTCCTGTGTACACCATATCCACCCCGAGTCCACGGGTGAGCTCGAGCATGGCATTCCAGAGACGCACCAAGACCCGGCCACGTTTCCGGTGAGAGGGCGCGACCCATAACCCTTCGGCGTGGGCAAAGGTGATAAGACCCCAACAGCCAACGATGTCTTCGCCTTCTTCCGCAACCACGATTGTCGCGCCCTCCGGATTGAGGCGCCCGAGGATTGGGCCGAAGTCTGTCCCGGACAGCTTCGGCCATTCATCGGTCGGGAGGACACGGGTCGTCACGATACCTGCTCACAGACAGCGTCCACGCGATATTGCATCGTCGTGCCGCCGCTCGACACATACGTCGTCGCATACGTGATCGCCGAGTCCTGATCGACCCGCACGAGAAACGAGGCCGTCCCCACGGTCGCCGTTGTGTTGCCAGTCATGGCAGCACTCGCCAGGGTGCACGCGACCGCCTGCGTCCACCCGAAGGTGACGATCAGCGAGCTGCTGGTCGAGGCCGCTCGCGTAATGCGTGCAGCCATTGAGAGCCGGTAGAGACCGGGCAGCACGGACGAAATTGGGAACGCCGTCGCTGAGATCGACGCGGCTTGCGTCGAAGCCGTCGCTGACGCGATACGGTTTGGCGTGGTATTGACCCGGTCGGCCAGTGCTAGGAGCCAGTACCGCATCGCCTGCGTGACGCGACCCGTGATGCTGCCGCTCGTAACCGGCGCTTCGACGACATACTCAGGGACGGGGGCGAGTTGTGTCGCCATTACGCCACCCCCTGCCCAAAGAAACCGCGCCCGTCAATCTCTGCACCCATGATCCGCCATGGGATGGGATCGGTTACCGTGATCTCCGGCACCCACATCTTCGTGCTAGACGGCAAGCGTGTCCAGACAACCTGGGCGTCGTATTCCCCGATCTTGCCGGCCGACGCCAGCCGCTGGCCTGACCACGTCTGTGCGTTCGTACTCGACCGCAACATCACTTGCGGGTCTGCGCCTTGCCCCGTGGACGTCCCGAGCCCCGTCTCCATAACCAGCTCCATCCGACTGACGAACATCCGTCGCACACCGGGAGCACGAAACATGGGAGGAGGAATACGCAGCCGGCGGATCGTGGACCCATTGCACTCAGCGGTGTAACTGGTGTCCATCGTACAAATCTGACCCGTGGTTCGGTCCCCGATAAGATGCTGGCCGAACCCGTAGCAATGACTGCGCGGCGCCCACACGTCAAATGCCCCGGCCTCGTCATCCCAGACCCCACGCTCATGCCAGATGCCAGTCGTGAGATCGAACACCCAGGTGGCGTTCGCACTGGGGAAGCTCAGGCAGTAGAACGTATGCCCCGCCTCTGAGTAGACCACGGCCTCGGCGTCAGTGATGACGAAGTCTCGCGCATAGGTTGCAATCGCTGTCTCGACCGCGTAGGTGCTAATCCGTTGGGGAACCACACCAGCGGTGGCGACCACGATACCAGCCCCGTCAGTCGTCTGTGAGAGCCAGCACATCGCCGTTCCAGCCAACTTGACCGAGAAGGGGGCCGGCGTGCCGTAGCCAAACACGGCACCAGGGACTGGCGCAAACGGGAACGGGCTTGTCCCGGCGTCATACCACACCTCCCCCGTCTGTTCCCCGATCAGCCAAATCTGGCGGCTGCCGTCCACGACCATCGCTTTCCAGGGGTCGGGGGCGATACTGCGCTGGGCATATTGGGTCGCATCCCATGTCGTGCCATCGTTGAGATCGCTGATGTAGAACTTCGAGGCGCCACTGTCGAAGGCCAGAAAATAGCCGTCGATCATGCCGGCCATTGTGCACTTGTTTGCCAGCGCCGAGATGGTCGTCAGGGTATTGGAGGCAATCGTGAGGAGATACCCATTCCCGCCAGAGGCGATAAGGAGCTCGCCCCCCGCGTCGCCATTGCTCGCGATCTGGGCCGGGTTGGGGTCGTTCGCGACAGTGCCGTCCGTTACGATGCTCGCAGTGTTTGTCGAGGTGAACTTGTAAACAGAATCGCCAATGACACCAAAAACATTCCCAGCCATTGCGAACAGGGCACGAGTGTTGATATTGCCCACGGTGACGTAGTTCGAGAAACCAGGGCACGGGTAGAGCGCCGCTTGCCAGGGGACCGACTGCGGCTCAATCGGCTCGGGGTACCAGTTTACTGTCCGTTCACAGTCGGCGAACGGGCTCTGTGAGACGTAACTGCCAGACACGAACCCCGGATACAACATTATGTGTCCGAATAAATGTTGTAGTGCGGACCCGCGCCGGCAAAGAGCACGCCGGCGAGACCGGACGAGAGGTCGCTCAGACGCATGTTGGCGCGTTTCACGTCAGATTTCGCCTCTACGGCGGACATCTGGAGCTCGGGCGTGAGCCCGGCATCGAACGCCGAGGACAGTTCCTTCGCGAGGCCGAGACGCAGGAATCGACGGTATCCAGGCGGTAGCGCGATAGTCTCAGAGAGCGCGGAGAACTCAGCGACGGGCGTGTGCGTGTAGATGACGCCCTCGAGCGTGTTACTTGTAGGGATCGGGTATGGGATCAGGAGCCCCAGGCCAGACGTGAACGTGGGGTTGTAGTACCAGTTCTGTGGGAAGACCGACGTCAGCGCCTTCTGGGCAATGCCGGCGTAGCCATCCTCTGTGAGCACCGGGCCCAGATTGTATTCGATGGTGGGCGACGTTGACGTGTCTTGGAAGCCAATGTTCTCGATAGACAGTGGCCCAGTCGGACGCGCCACGTTGACCGCGCCGCCGGTCCCAATGGTATAGCTCGCCGCGGTCGAAAGCGTCCAGGTCGTGCGCGCAATGGTGTAGACCGTCAGGTTCTCTGTCGCCAGCCCGTTGATCCAATCGTTCAGGCGCTCTAGTGCAAACGCGGAGTCGTCCGCCGATGCGGTTTCTCCGGTCTGAATCACTCGCAGGTCTTGAAGGCTTGCGGTGACAAGCTGCTGCACGGTCATTAGATCTGATACATCGCATTCATTAAGGTTGCCGTCGTGCTTGTGCTATTCACACGGATGCATTTTAGCGGCAACATCGTCCCAGCGAGCACGGTAAACGGCGCCGTCGTCCCGTCTTCAAAGACGGCTACCACTACGCCTGCGCCACCCACAAAGATGGCGTCGGCAGGGAGTGCCTTCGTCGAAGCGTTCGCGGCGTATGTGCTGCCATCGAAATTGACCGTATCCGACTTCGTGGCAACGACCGATCTGTTGTACGTCCCAGTTGTTTGCGCCATTAGGCCGGCACCACTGCTTTCTTCGGACGACCACGCTTCCGCGGGGCCGGGATCGACGGCATGTGTAGGTGTGTCGCGTCGTCAGCGGCCTTCGCCTCGGCCTGCGCGGTTTCACCCATGCGTTGATCGCTGAAGTGGCGCATCGCCGCGATGTCAGCCATGGACTTCTGATTGTCCTCGTAGCCAGAGAGCGCCAAGTCAGGCGTGTCATACCATCCCTGCTTGAGAGACTTGTCCGCCTCGTCCTGGTCGTTCACAATCGTTTGACAGGACCGAGAGAACGCTTCACCGACAGCGTCGCCAGTCGCCGCGAGCGGGTCGCCGCACATGGCTTTTCCGTTTTCGCGCTCCAGCGCCCGATACATCATCTTCGGGAACGCTTCATGCCCGTCCGGGCCAAACCCGCCGTGGCGCTTCTGGGTATTCCACTTCGCCAGCTCGCGTGAATACTCGCTCTCGGGGTTGTGAATAATCGCCATAGATCCTCAAGGGAAAACGGGAGACAGCATCGCTGGTCGATGCCGCCTCCCGTGTGGTGAAAAGTTACGCGATAGCCACGTCAATCGCCGTCAGCGTGCCGCTGAACGGGGATGGCAACGGCACCCAGATGCTATTGGCCGCCACCAGCAACATCGAGCACTGCCCAGACCCGTCGAACGTCCCCACGTCGTAGCCAGAGCCCGCATCGCCCAGACCCGCCGTGTACGTGACGGTGTGCGCCGCCTTGCCGTTCGCGACAATGGCGAGAATGATGCCGTCCTGCGAGGAGTCAGGGTTTGCCAACGTCATCGCCAGGGCACCTGTCCCGTTGATGATCGCCACAGTCAACTGGGCCACACCAAAAGAGATGGCCCCCGCCGCCGAATACGAGGTCGTCGTATTCGCCAGAACGCCCGGTTTCAGATTGGGCGTGCCAGGAGCGGCGACAGTGAAGTCTGTCGCATCCCCATGCGTGACATTCGCTGAAGCTGCATGTGCAGCCGTCGCGGTGCCGTTCTGCCCCCGCGTCACCCCAACGGTCGTGCCGCTGGTGTAACTCTGGAGCACCTGCATAAACTCGCCATCGACGAGCACAATGCGTCCTGCCGCCACCGACGTAGCCGATGCGACAACAATGTCCGCATCTGTCACGGCGACAGCGGAACTCAACGTCGTAGTTGCTAGTGCCATGCTTAACCCCAGACTCTCGCGGCAAGCCGCGCCTGAATGGTGGCCGCGCCAATCAGAATATCCAAACGGCTTGGATTCTGATCCGTCCCAATTTGATACTGCTCGACCATCCGAATAGAAAATCCGAGCGCCTTGCTCCGCACGGTGGTGCTCGATGCGCCCGCGCCGGGCTTCATCAGGTCCGCCATGACGAATGCGAACGCATCCGGCAAATAAACAAACGACTGTGGACTCGTGGTGGTTGCCAACGTGCCCCCGGCCGCTGCGGTGGTGCCCAACACGGTAATGACCGCATCGTTCGCCGGTGAAGCATCAACCGTCTGAAGCTGCCCAGAGGTGATGATCGACGGCGAGATCGGCAGGGTCGCCATGACGCCCGACGCATCCGAGGTCGTCGCCGTGATGACAAACTGCTGCAACCGTCCCGTGGACGAGTACGACAGCGGGTTTACGGAATTAACGCCGGCAATGGTGACAATGTCACCCTTGTTCAGCGTCGCTGCGCCGCTCGCCCAACCGTTTGTCGCAATGGTGCTACCGGTCTGACTCGCGCCGTTAATCAGCGGGGTGCTCGCCGTGTAAGTGCCGGTCGTATGCGTCGGGCGCACCGGGTCCTGCAACCACTTATCGACGCCCAACTGCTTCCGCCCGAACATGCCCTCTTCGTAATTCTCAGCAATGACGGCGGTCGGGTTGAAGAGCGAACTGGTCGTATTCGCCAGCGTGCTCATCGCCAGCGGGTCAAGCACCGCCACGCGGCCCCGCAGCGGGGTCGAGAGGTCGGTCAACTTCACGCCGGCCTGGAGATATGTCAGCGTCGTGCTGGGTGTCGTTCCCGGAGTGCCGACAGACGAGTAAATATCCCGATAGACCGCATCAAATGCCAGCACTTCCGCCGCATTCGCGAGCGCCTCGGACCCTGGATTGACATACCGTGCACGAATATTGTCGAGCTCGGTCGTCGCCTGCTGGCTCGAATAGCCAAAGGCCACATTTTTTTGATTCGTCAAGGAAATCGGGACGGTCTGGTCGTAGAGGTTCTGAAGTTGCAACGCCTGTCCATCCGTGACGGTAAACCGCTGCGGGAGACGCGCATTGACCGTGTTGCCGACTTTCGCGCCGGCAATTTCATACTGCGAATCGTAGGTCCTTGAGACGTTCGCGAGGAACACGAGCTTGTTAATAAAGCCTCGCGCCACTTCCTTCGTCGTCCAGGACGGGGTAGCAAGAGTATTTGCCACTAGTTATATCCTTCGGTTAAAGCCGTCCAAGCGCACGATCTTCCGCGTTCGCTCGACGAAAATGCTCGTCGAACGACAGGTCGTCCGTGATCTCGAACGCATCATTTGCATGGGGCGACGTCCCGAGCGGCCTAATCGGGGGCTTCGCGTTACTGACGACTCGAGCTGAGGCACGCGGGGGAGCAGCTTCGAGTCGGGCTTCCAGTTTCCCCATTGCCCTGTATGCTTCGGCAGGGTGCAGCGTGGAGATCCGCTGAGATTCTTCTGGATTCGCGGAGAGATACTGGAGGATCTGTATCCCTTGCGGGCTATCCATCGTGAGATGTTGCATCGGGAGGGACATCGGCGTGTCGGGGTTCAGCGCGGCGTCGAAGTCTGGGTCCTGCCCTCGTGCTTCGTCCAATCGCCCGTTCCATTGCGCCGTCTGTGTGTCCTGCGCCTGCTGGTGCTGGTGCGCTTGATACGCCGAAGATCGCTCGGCATCGCGCTCGTGATGTCGCACGTCGGCCACAAAGGCCGACATCGCCATCGAATAATCCTCATAGGCGTCGAACTGATCGACCGTCGGCACGCCGGGGATCTTCTTAAATCTCGCCCAGTCGCCGCCGCCAGGCGTGGGTTCAGTCGTGATTGGCTGCACTAGCGCCTGTGCACGCGCCTCAGCGGCGTCGGCTCGGCGTTCGGCTTCACGTTGTTTCGCGACGGCCGACTTGACGGCTTCGGTCGGGTCGCTTCGACGCTTGGCTTTGACAGGAGGCGCGACAGGCGCCGCCGTGTCAACGGCTTCCTGGTCCGCCGCGTCTGCCTCAGGCGGGACGTCTACCGCATCGTCTGCGAACGCGAGCTGGATCTGATCGGCCGTCTCGTGATTGCTGTCAATCGTGATATCGCCGTCCGTAACCTGTCCTGCGTCTGTGTCCATGTGCCTCTCAAACGGGGGGACAACATAACAAAAGGGACGGGTCTCATGGCCGAAGCCAGAAACACGTCCCCTCGTCGTGCGTCCCCTTGTCGTCTCACCCGCTGGGGGCAGCGGTTGTCGGCGCGGTAATTAGTCGCGCCCGAGTGAGATCGTCAGTTGTTTAATTCATGCGCTGTTATTATCACACATCTTGTCGGTTTTCACGCCGGTGTAGTTTCCCGACATTGCTGCCGCCGGGTTTGGTGCGAGCTGTACGGACGGTTGCTGTGAGTTTACGAGCCATTTAGTCCTCCTCACCTAGATCGGGGGCCGTAGGGGCGATGCCGGAATCGGCAGGTATCGCGGGTCATAGCACCCCCGTAATGTCCACCGCGCCGTCGTTCTGTGCAGCCTGCTGGCGTAACCCCTCAATCACCGGGAGCGCTACGCCTGACACTTTCAATACTTCTATTAACGAGTCATCGAAGACCACCCAGTTGCTGGTCCCCTCCATGATCTCAGCCTCAAAACCTTCCGCCCTCTTAGTTGCAGCGTATTCGTTCGCGGCCGGTACAGACGGGAACTCCGTGGCCGAATACTGATCAGCCTTTCCAGGCATCCTCAAAACAACGTTATGCCTCCCACGTGAGCCTTGATCCAGATACTTGATGCCGGGGATGCCCTCACCGCGTAACGCCTGCGCTGCCACCGCTTGCGCGGTCCTGTTGTCACCAACCGGCGAGTACGACGTAGCTATTGCGGCGTGGATGTTGTCCCCCGTATCCCCGCTAGAGGACGCCACGAATGGCGGGAACTCGCGACCCTCTAAGGTGCCGCCCTTTTTCGTCCACAAATTACGCACTGCTCCTTGCACCCGCTCGCTCTGCTGACTCAGGGGCGCGTCCCAGTCGAGGAAGTCGTCAGGGTTGGCGTGGATGTTGACCTCGTACATGCGGCCTGACGGGTTAGACGATAGGCCCGACTCCTGCCATTGAGCGATGATTCCCGTCGCCTCATCTATATCCGCCGCTTGCTCAGGGTACCTCCGCCTCGCATCGCGTAACCTGTTCGCGGCGAATTGCGCTGGAGACGTAGACTGGGCATTGAACGCCTCGTCGAGTGCGTCCGCTGCGATTATCTCGGCTTGGGACTGATTCATCGCCCTCGTCGTTCCACCCGCAGACGACACCAGCTCCCTATCTCCGACTTGATAACGCCGACCCTCATTCATCCCCTGATATGATCTCGCCGTCCCCTGATTCTCCGCAAAGTACAACCCGTGCCCGTAGGCTTGCGCCCCCTCACCTGTGCCGATGTTTTCTGACCTGAACCGGCCCAGGGGTGCCCCTGGCTCCGCAGGGAAGTCATGCGGGCTGCCGTGGTAGGCCCTGATGGGTCTAGCAACGCGAGACACTAGGCCCTTCAGCCCGGCAGCGAATGGAACCCCAGCCGTCAGCATCTGCCCCAGGAGGTTAGCCCGAGACGCGTCCGGATCAGTCGGGTCACCCCAGAGCGCCCCGCCCAAAAACTCAGGGACATGCCCCCCCAAAAAGTCTATCCCACGCCGTATCGGTCCCCATTGCGCCTGCGTCTCTCTGGCGCGGGCCTCATGGGCGGCACGCTGGGCAGCGGTCGGGGCAGAGGCCTCAGGCGCGGACGGCAATACAAATGAGCCCCACGGCGACGGCGGGGGGGGTGGGTCGCGTAAAGGCGCGAGCGGCGCCGCCCTGCCTCCGAGTGATGCATCTGGCCGCCCCGCTCGCAGGCTCGGCCTAGGCACCGGCCGGAGCGTGCGCGCCCTTGCACCGGCGGTCGGTATCGGGAGCCGCAAGGATTCCATGAGCGCTTTCCCTTCGGCTCGGTCCTCCTCGGAGAGCGCGTCCGGGCCGTCTAGGTAGGACCGGAGGAGGCCCTTCTCATAGGCTGTTAAGCGCGGAGGCTTCTGCGGAGGCATCTACAGGCTCGGATACCGTGCTTTGACGGCGCGGCGAATCCCTGCCGGGCGAGGGGCGTTGTGCGCTAAGGCGAGCGCCGACACGGCACGTTTGCGTGTATTGATGGGGAACGTGCCCTTCGGCGCGCCGCCCGAGGGCCCCGCGAACGACTGCACGCCAGGGTATCTCCCGGCGTTTGAGCCGCCTGGGCGCTTCCGGTCGCGCAG